CCACTAACATAACAATATATATTTATATATATATACATAAAAAAGTGCAAATATAAAACATCATGGTTCTCAAACCATGATATATAAATATATATTATAGTTTGGCGCCCCCCTATAGGAGACGGACACATCTGACCATGAGTAAATGTGTACGTGATTTAAGCCTCGCCGGGCCATGATTTATAAGCGAAAATAACCGGTGTATTCATAAAATACAATAAGTCAAAATCGCTGCCAATAGCGACGTAGCTGTAGATATTATATGAAAAAGGTATAGCCGTTGCGTTAACCTCCAACACTAAAGAATCAATATCTGATCCCAACCCACTATTAATATCCGAAATAATAGGTGCTGCCGATTCAAAGTTTTTATGATTATAATTCGGGGCTTCGACATTTAGTCCCGTATTTGTGAGCGTATTCACTATAGCTCCGCCTGAGTTACCCGGCTGTATCGTATTAGTATAAAAGTTACCTGCTACACTGTAATTAGTTACCGTATTCGATGTTGTAAACAATAGTGGTCCAGGTTGGCTAGTTGATGTAAATTGAGCTACAGCATCATTAGGTTGTACACCCAATCTATAAACTCGCATATGTGGAGTATACCCTATTGAATTATCAATGTTAAAAGTCCATTTCACAGTACCACGCAACCCCACAAAACAAGGCTTGTAATATGTTATCGGATCATTCATCACCCAATTAAACTGAAATGTAGCCGAAGTATTAACAATACCTTTCGCAAAATCAATTCCATAACTGGAATAGCCAAACGTTGGTGGTACTCTTTTAAATACTCTCCTCGTAGTCATCACATTTGAAGGATTGTTATTATCCTGTTCAACCCTCTCTATTCTCTTAAGCGTATAACGTTGCATCAATTGTCTAATAGAAATTATACGTTCTCCCATATGCATAAGATATTTGGCGTCATAATCATTCTTAACCACAGGACCAATTGTAACTTCCGCCTCAGGCGCATACGAACCACCTTGAGGTACATACATAGACCAATTCTTCTGTATATCCCTAGGTGCCGCATACTCTAAATTATCTCCACCCCTAACTGAAACCAAAACATTCACATCTTGTCCTGCCACAGGTGCAGTTAAAACGGTAGCCACACGCAAAGTAAGAGTCCCATTTAAAAAAGACAAATTGGAAGTAAATGTAGGAGTAGTTGAAGCACTAAAGGGTACAGATGTATTAGCAATCTGGGGCAATTTGAGGAAAGTAGTTGCTGCATTGTAAGGTATCCTAAACTCCACATTGCGACACACACCCAGATCAATAATCTCAGTAAAAACAGTGTTCTGCGTACTCGCTGTGTTTATAATATTTGTCGTAGAAGAACCAGTAGGGTCCCAAGATATACGCAACCTACCTTTATGATAAGGTGATGCTATAACCATAAAACGAACAATAATATCCCCTCGCCAAAACGAAAAATTTTGCGCAGCATAGCACATTGGAGTTTGATATAAAATAGCGGCCGCAGAACTACCATTGTCAACATCATACATCACGGGACTTACTGTTTGTGAATAAATAATAGTATCTAATGCTGCTGTTTGCGCCCACAACACTTGAGTTAAATATGACTCGTGACCTATGAAAGTTTTAAGACATAATTCATCTTCCTCTCTAAGACCATGCGCAGTTCTATCAATAGTCAATTCATTTTTCGGATCAATAGATAATTTCTTAACAGGATACGAAATACTATCCGTCGCCAAATCTGGAAATGGATCGTTGCGCATTGGAACAGTATCTTCCAACACGGGAGGATTCGAATATCCACACGCTGACATAACATTTGCTCCTACCTCAGTAGCTGTAGCTAAATTCTTAATAACCGGATTTGGATAAAATTTCTCAGCCGCAGCTATAGCCGAAGACACTTGCCGAAGCGCGTTAGACACCTTATACTCACTCTTGGCTTGCACACTCAAAGTAGAAGTAGTTCCACTCAAAATAACATTTTCGGCCCACGCATAAACACTAACAGTAACTCCTTCACCCGTGACTCCATTAGCACTTCGCAGAGGAGTCATCCAAATAAATTGTAATTGACCCATATTCGCGAAGCTTGAAGCTAAATTTGTATTCAGATAATTAACGTCCAACATAAAAGGTAATGTCATTTCAACCCCTTCATTCAACTGTGGATGAATCCAAACATGACGCCTTTGACTCGCCGGAATTAACCAACGCAAGTCAGCATTACGAGCGAACGTGTCAGGACATATACCTGGTAGCGGTTGGTATGTCATGAGCATCGCACCATAATAAAAGGGTGACGCATTAACAATAACCTTTATTTTTAAATCACATTTGATATAGGCATAATTATGTAACTTGTATTGCACAGAAGGCGTGCCAAAATAAGCACTCCAAGGAGAAATGTTAACATACGTACCTATAGTTTGGACCTCTGTCCAACTTATATCACTTATCTTCACGGGTCTACTAAAGAAATCCTTTAAAGGAATTTCCGGGGTAGTATCGGGCAATAAACGTTGAACAGAGGTGCGAATATCTATCTCACCCTTCTCTTCATCAACAAACGTTAAGTTTTCTTGCATCTCTTTACTTTCCATTGTACCAGATTGCGGTTCAAACTGTGAAAAATCGAAATCTGGGGGCATTGTCAATTTCTTAACTTCACGTAAAGGATCATTACAGCTAGCCATTCTCTTCGCCATGGCAATCATTAAATCTACCTTCTCAACAGGCATTAACGGAGTGCCAATAGTAGGTAACTTACTAATACCATTCCGAAGAACATCTTGAAATGTCATAAAAGGATTACTCTTCAACATCTTAAAGTACGCTTCCAAAAGATCATACACATTAGGGCCCTTACAATACTTGAAAAGCACATACGGATCATCAGAATTTAATAACCCATAACGCAACAATTCAAAATGCAAAGAGCCCTCCACGAATCTCTTCATTCGTTTACTCTTCCTCAAGAAGGCAACACCTTCTTTCTCCTCCATCGTTAAAGCTTTAAGCATTATATGTTTAGGCTCTTCACAATAGACTTCCCGCGGATTCGCGGTTGCATTCAACAAAACAATAAAATAATAATCGTTTAAGTTCGCCATAATTAAAATTACAAGTGGTCACACCCCTAACACCTTTTGGTAGGCTTACCACCATAAGCCCTGACTACTTATTCCACCTATTAAACGGTTGAGTGAATCAATTCTAATACTTCAATATACTTAGCTTTCCGCATCAAGTATAAGCTCTTTACATGTTCGTTAGTACCAAGTTTACTTATACCATCCAGGGCCTTTTTCTATATCCATAATCCTTATCATCACTTAAAGCAGCGTAGAGTGCAGGCAAGAGCTACTCTTGCCAGTTTGACGTCTCATAATTTAACATACAAGGACGATATGTATGATTTATACTGCCATGAAACGAATAGACGAAGCAGTTTAAAAACTTCTCAGTTAAAAAACTGAGAAGCCAATTCTTCCCATGTAGGGAAGAATCCATCCTGAATATAAAATTCAGCTTTGTTCTTCTTCAGAACACGAAAGAACATAGCCCTCTTCTCATTATATATCTCCCGCCCATAGAAAAAATATTCTCTACAAGCCGAATCCATACATTGAATCTGTCTCTCCAGTTCTGTTATGCTACCACTAGCCACACCTATCAACAACATCTTGTTAATCGATCCATGATCTAGCGGACATAAGTAGCACTGCAGATCAACATCGTATCGCCACACTCGTTTCAGAAAACTCGCTTCCCTTATATTTATAAAAGGTCGAGATTCCGATTCCTTATCTGCCATAGTGTATTCAATATCCATATCTGCCAGTGTTTTACTGATAGCTGTATGATTGAACCAACTATGCGCTGTTCCAAAAATATTATCGTCACCATATGTCATTAAATTAACATTCTCCTTAAAGTCTCGACAATGGCGTTCAGGGCCTAAAATGATGTAACAATATCTCATATATAAAGAATTAACCAAAGAGTTTATTATTACTGTCAGAGGGTGACCCGATGGATTAGATCCAAAAAATTCAACCAGAGCTCCATTATAATCATATAATGGATAGGCTGTATCATTGGCTATGCAATATTGTGCCAAAATATCTTCTTCACTACGCCCAGCTTCCTGCGATAGACGCACAAGAATTCTGAAAGCAGCTAAAATAAAACGTGGAGACATTCGTTTATCAAATTTCCCATAATCACCAGCTACTATATTGTTCTCACCGAATTTACACAAGTAATGATATAAATCATCCCACTCCCGCGATTGGACTACGGTTCCTGCCCCACATTCGAACAGTTGTTTATTCCTCTGGATCAAACGAACGTGAGATAAAAACTGTTGACGAACAACAATGCTCCAGTCAAATGGGGCTGCTGCAAACACTCGCGTTTTTCCTTTTTCAGCTTTGGCAAAAGTAACAGGTTCATCCTTCAATGTAGCTGTGAATACGGGATGATACCGTGATCCACACTTATACTTCTTATAAATATCTTCCACTCGCGCTTTCACTTCGTCGTTGATATCAATAATTCCTGTTAAATCGGATTTATCAACACCAACAAGAAGATATTTTTTGGTTCTCCGCCAAGGTGCGCCAGCGCTAGTCGATATCTGAATTCGATCAATATATTGCTTCCCGGGTATCCCATTAAGACTTTCCTGAAGAGTTAATCTTTTCAACTCATCTTTCCATCCTACGGGCAAACCCTGCAAAATATCTATTATAAAGTCGTCAGTAGCTTGTCGCAAAACTGCATCCGAAAAAACCCTATTTGGATTCTTTAACTCCTCCATGCCCAAAAACCAGGGTTTCCAAGACATATCAGGGCGAGTGTGATTTAAAACATACCCCTCTTGAATCAAATCAGCGTGGAACACATTCTTAACCACTTTACTTTTTGATTTCGGTCTCCATCCTGAAAACATACCGAAAACACGTCCAATACCTGTTTCAACAAAACGCAATGGGCTATCCCGGGGTACGTCCTCTACGATGATCTTCTTATCAGCAGCACTCTCACCATCTAATACTGGCGTGCCTGCTTGAACAACGTAAGCGTCATCAATCCCACTTTTATTCAAATTGCGAATACATCTATCAACATCTTCTTTGGTTATGTTTATAGAAACGATACCTTCAGCACGATTACCCATAATATGTATCCCTGCAATCACAGGACCATAACCAGTATTGAGCAGAGCGACACTACCACAATCACCATAAACTGTAGGTGTCTGCGATACGCCACACCAAGCATTCATGATATTTCCTTTTATAAAGGGATGCGGTACATTGGCTTTATCCATATTCTTGAATTGCTTAAAAGAAACGCTACCGTCATTCTCCTTAATTATATACTTACCTGTGAAAGGCCCCTTAAGAGTATCTTTCGCAAGTAGATCACTAATATCCTTAGCTGGTGGTAATGCTTCCGTATAAATCATCGCCAAATCCTTATCAAGATCACGATATATATTGTGCCTACTAACACAAATAGATATCGTAGGGTTAACAGGTGCCCCTTTCGTGTTCCCGTTATGAATAGTCATTGGTATCTCATTTAAATCTGGTACTGCGTGGTTATTAACTAGAATATAGTGTCCTTTAATGCGTAAACCGCGATTAAAAAGGACTTTGCCATCATCTTGACGACACTCTACAATCACACAATTGTTAGCAATAATCTTATCAACTTCATCAGGACTAAGGCCCTTATATGAAGCTGTAACTCTACTCACATCAAAACTCGTAACTTTATACTGATCATGCTTCCAATACGTGGGCTTCTCAATTCCCCCTACTATATCTTCCTTAGCTTGCGATTCAAAGTCCATATCCTGATTCTTTTTATAGAAAAATTTATAAGCTGTCACTAAAGTCGTCAATGTGCCTAAAGTGCCATACAAATACTTATATGTACCAAGATGCTTACTTATACGCCTTCCCAACATACCCATGATCTTCATGCGTATGTAATCAGCGTGCGGAGAAACTTCTAAAGCAGTGGCAAAACAATATCCAACCCAATCTGAAACCCAACGAACCTTGGGAGACCATGTATACAGATTAAAATATTTAATCATAAACCACATACTCCATGACATATTTTCTCCATCCGGGATCTGCAAATATAATTCATCTAAGTCCATCTGAACCTTTCTCTGAAATTCACGTTCCTTTTCCTTGCGCAAATAACTTAAATATGGTGACTCAATAGCCAACTCTTCAGCATATTTAACTGTACCTTTCACAAATTCACACCCGCAAATATAAGGACACTTACAATTACGAATAAGTCCTTCCGAATTGGTCTTAAACGAAGTCCATTCACTCAAATTTGTTTCATTGTACCTGTAATTCCCTTGCTGTTCATTTCGAATAGCAAATTGACACGAATTCACGCACATAGTATATGGGCAATCACACGACATCATACCGCTCTGAGGATACAGTTGACCCATAACTTTAGCATAATCATCCGGACCAAGACCGTTCTTTATCATATACTGCAAAACCTTATCATTACGAGGATCATATGGTAACTCATGTTCCTTCTCTTCTTCCTCCAAATCAGAACCTAAATAACATTGACATGGTGAATGTTTACACCACACACAATAGTTAGGATCCTCATCAGAAGCTATGGACTCCGTATAACACTTACACAACTTCGTGGTATAACAGCAATCTTTACAAATATTAATATTTTCCATAGCCTTGGTACAAGCAACCGATTTACTCTGCAATTCTTGATGTTCCTTTGCTTGAGTACCATACCAAGCCAGGAAATCATTTATATCAGAAAATTTAGCTACTTCCGTTAAATCAGCAACTTGTTGTCCTCCTGGATTTATCTTTGGTTGAACCTGTTCAACTACTATTTCCCAAAAGTTTGGAAATTCACCATCGGGAGTCTCAGGTAATTTCTTTCCATCCAACATAACTTCAAATTTGGCATATTGGGGTTTGGGTTTGAGATTTATAACCCATGGAAATCTTCTTTGAATAGCCAAAGGACAAGCAAAATAAGCCTGAGCATTCAGATGTTTCGTATTCGTTGTAGCTATAACGTGTCGCGCCTTTACTGGAATTCTCCCCTTATCAGCCAAATCTGCTTGAGGTGGAACAAAACAAACATCATTCACAACCTGCAACATTTCCAATAACGAAGGATCGCCATTGGGTGCCGCCTTAGGCAACAAAAAAGCTATATCATCCAATAATACTGTGTGAGCCGCAGCTGTCAGACCGTTCCAATGTTTATCCACACCGTAACGAGTATAAATATATTCATCCGTAGTGGGCAAATTAAATAATTTAGCATAATAATTAAACAAAATCTTAGTAAATCTGCTCTTTGCCAAACTAGATCCCCCAGCAATTAAAACTGAAAATGGCGGACTCCTACTTTGTTGGGCACTACGCTTAGTAAGTGCTAAAGCCCTAGCAGCTTCCAAATCAGCCAAATAATTAATAAGATATATCTTATCTACTCCGCCTACTTTGCATGCATGTTTAACCATACTCTTTCCCTGATCAATCAAATGATCAACTTGGTTCATAAATTCATAATATGAAAAACCATGCGTTTCACTAACCGCAAGAAGCTTACTCTTAACAATAATTTCCTTATACTGTAAGAACCAATCTTCATAAGCAGTCATCGAATGGAAAATAGGATCTATACTCTTGGTAATTGCACATTGGACCCCCTTTTCAATCACCATAGTGATAGTCTCCATCATGTTAATAAACAAATCTGCATTCAATGTAAATTGTTTTTTAAGCACTTCTTGTTCGAATTGTTCATACCCAAGCTTATCCATACTTAAACCAACCTTATCAAGAATTCCATGGGTTACCATAAATAATCCTAATTTATAGATCTTTTTAAACAATGGTAATTTACGTACAGCATTATAATCTTCACACATCTTACGCACTTGACGAGTACATGTCAACAACGACTGGGGTCGCATAACTTCTGTAAAAATCTCATTAGCCTTATCATAAATCAATTTAATGCGCTTGGGACTAAATAAAGCCTCACTTGTTTTAAATTTAAGGAAAGCTGCTAAAGATGTTATGACATGATCACTCGGGATATACCAATCGTGTCCATCAAATACACAACCTCCCATGAGTAACTTATAAAGTACTCCAAAATCTTCAACCTCTTTCACAAAACGTTCAAGTTTAATATTATATCTTGAAGCTAATCCTGTTAGTTTCGATATTATGTGTAAACTTGTTAGAGTGCCAAAACCAGCTTGAACATCAAAATGACGATCAAAGGCCATTCGAACGCCAGTTTCAAAGACAGATTGCGATACGAACATATCACGTCTCTGTCTTCGTATGCGACTACGCCGAAGCGCAATCTGATGATCACGACGTGAGGCAGCACGCCGAGATCGGCGTCTATACGCGGATAACCTACGCGCAGAAAAATATTGCTGATTCCTTGGAATCACGCGTTGTAGATAATTTCGTGGTGTATCAAAACCATAACAAGTTAAAACCACTTGCAGGGCAATTAAAAATCTGAGATTAGACATAATTAATCGGGTGGGAATCTCCGTAACCTTACTCCTTAAAGGAAGCATACATTTCCCATTTGCCTTGGACAGGATCCACTCCACGGAATGTTACATCGTGCGAGCTGTTAAGTGGACATAGTACGTGGGAAAAACATTATGGTAATTTTCCGCTCAAAGTGTTGTCCGCCAACACAATAAAGCAGGATCTTCACAAAGTTTTTCCCCGGTAGTTCTGTTGACTTAACGGGCCTTCCGCAGTTACGGCACAAGAGCTACTCTTGTGAGTTCGATGTTTCTTATCAAGTATAAGCAAGGACGATATGCTCATATTTATAGAGGTAGTGACAAACAAAGAACCTCTTTTGAAGAGACAAAATCTCTTACTAGGTGTATCAAAGCGTTTTACTTATGTGCTGATACCATTAAATTCCGAACTGTGGAATATAAAACACATAATACTTATCCTGACAATCCAGGGTTGCTTAATACATAAATAGACGCTAGCAACTAATGAACAGGGTAACTGAACAAAACGCCTAAACCAGTCTCAGTGAGACAAAACCTCTACCTGAGGTTAAACAAGTTAGGATTCTAAGGGAGACCTAAACTCCCATTGAAACAAAATCTTATGATCACTAAATATGATAGAATATGTATGATACGCGATATGAGATCGCATATCATAGATAAAACTAGCATAATTAGATCTCAAATCTGCACATCCGGTCTGACAACCGAATATGCA